AAGATGTTTTCAACACCTGTCTCTTTTGGGGCAATCATATCAACATCAAGCATACCACCACATACCGGGGTCTTATGACCTTTGAACGAGCCGTAGTAGATTTCCGTACCATTCGGCTCAATGGCATGTGCGTCGAGGTCAACGATAGAACGTCCGTCCTCATTCCACATGATAGAGAAGCGGAATGGTGCATTTACGAACCCACCTGCTGCCTTGACAGCCTCTTTGATCTCTGACTTTCCTGCAAGGTTGCCGTTGTAAGTCCAACCAAAGTTATTGCCCCACTTGAAGATAGGCTTGCTGTCTTTGTTGACGGGCGTTGTCAGAGTGACAAAGTTGTTTTCGTGAGAGTTAAGGAGGAACACCTCCACGGACGTACAACCAGGCAAGATGTCTCGCATGAACTTCTCAATGCTCACAACTTCCACACCATCAAACTCACTACGCTTGTGCCGTGTTGAAGTCGGTTTGAGACCGTCGAGGATGGAAACGGGCTTAACTGTTCCATCGCCAACATTGGCATGGAGAATGTCACAGACGCGAATATCATCCATTGTTGCACAGCGACGGGTGAAACTATCCTCATAGCCGTTTTCAGCTATGAAAGCCTTCGCATTGTCAATCATCTGGCGGGTGATCGGTGCAGTAGCCTTCATATAGTTCTTGGGGTCGATGCGAACATTCCAGTCCTGACATGCAGCGTTCAACTCCCTGCCTTCTGCCAGTTCCGTACAGAACTTACCGATAAGTTCATTCTTGAAACGGGCATAGGGATAATCACTCGCAAACTTCCAACACCAGTTGTCTTTCTCTGCCTCTGGCAGTTTCGCATAAGTCTTCGACATGAGCATAAAGTCCTTTACCTTGAACCGATGGGTGTCACCATTAAGGAGTGAACCTTGGTCAATGAGGTCGAGAACCAGTTGCAGCGTGTCGGTAGGAATCTCGTCAAGACCGCGCTTGAAGATTTTATGATCATCACGCTTGCGGGCTGCTACGGCATCGGCAGACTCATTCCCGAAATAGATAAACTGTTTCGGCACATTGACGCAGAAGTGATTGAAAGTTCTGGTTTCGTTAGGCTTAACAACTCCAAACTTTTCAGCCTCTTCTTTCGTGTAACGCTTCACGGTGTGGTCGAGGTTGAGCGCAAACATGGCATCATTCTTTGTGACATGAGCGTAAACAGCCTGATTGAGATATGTGAATGTCTCTACGAACACGTCTTCAATAGGTGCAGCAATAAGCAGATTTCTCATGTTGGCGAAAGACTGACGGTATTCGTCATTGACTTCACCGTCAAACATCGTCATAATAGTGTTGTCTTCTGCAATGGCTACGATGTTGCCGTAACGGTGGAAGAAGTGCTTACACTGGTTACAGTTATGCACAGAGGATTCAGGGTCACGGAAGATCGGGTCTTCACCGAACCCTTGCATATAGGCTACCCATATCTGGTCGCCCGTAACTTTACTACGGAAGAGTTTGCCAGTGGCACACATCTTCATAAACTGCTCTTGCAGCATCTTTGACTCTAAATGTTCCATATCTTTTTATTGTTTAGGAGAGTTAAATAAATCGTATTGTTGTAACTTTGAAATTTTGTTGTATAAATCCCATATTCTCATGCAGCCCAAATGGGCGAGTTTTAGCTGCTCCTTATCCGTGAGTTTTCTCGCGGCTTTTCTCTTGCCTGCACTTGTGACGAATTCTATGTTTATCCACTCACATTCATTGCCCTGCCAGTCATGGTTGTCGTAGGTGATAAGTCCGGCATTGATTGGAACACCTTCTTTGATTCCAGTAATAATGTAAGGTCGAAACCTGTTGTCAGTTTTCTCAAAGATGTAAAGTGCATCCATAACCTTATCCTTAATCGACTTTGGAACGCAGTAGTAGAAATAGCTGACTCTGGGATCGTCATGGTGGTGCTTTTTCTCGAAGTCTTTCTTGAAATCCTGCCATGACCTCTTAATCTCTACCTCAGTGAGATAGCCAGATCTTGACAAACTCACAAAGTCAGCCTCATAATTGAGCAATCCCCAACTCACATTAGGAACAACGATGTTGCGCCTGAGATTGAATGTATCTAAAAGCGCGAGTCTCGTCATTATCTGCTCTATGGTAAGTGATGTGATGGCTTTGCTCATTGTGTCATTCGTATTGCATTCTCCAGTTCAATGCGGGCATTGCGGGGGCTGAGATTATAGACGCGGTTCTTTAACACTACCTTAGACTCTTTTTTCACCTTGTCAACGGACTTGATGACTACGCTTACGAATGAAGCCTTGGGGTTTTCGTTGTATGTGCGTCCTTTGAAGGTGTCAAAGAACAAACCCTTTACTTCTTTGTCGCCAGTGGCTTCGATTATCTCAACCACCTGCACATCGCCACCTCTTTTGAAATAGACAATGTACTCCGTGCCGTAAGTCTTGATCCTCATAGCCTAAAAGTCTTTGGTTGTGTATTTCTGCGAGAGGACAATGGCGTAGCGGGTGTGGGCTTTGTTCCAGACCCTCTTAGCAACCTTGATGAAATACGCTTTCTCAGGGTCGAATTCTATGCCGATGTATTTCTTCAGATAATCGCCCAATGCCTTGTGTTGGACTACCTTTGTGTCAGCACTATACATTCTGACATTGAAATCGAAGCCAATACCGAATACCAATACCAGTTCATTGGTGATGCGGTCAACATTGATTGACATTGAATCGAAATTGTTGTCATCGCAAATCTTAGAGACCTCTGAGTTGAAGACCATGCAGTTGCGGTTTTTCTTCGTGGTGAGGCGTACTTCGTTTTCGTCTGGCTGCTGCCAGTTGCTCTTTCTCGTGGCATTGGTCTTGACTTCTACCAAGTCCATCATACCCGACCAGTCGTTTTCTACGACTCTGCTATTGGGCTTGGGAGTAGGGGCTGATACTTGGGCGGGGGCTTGCGCTGCTGCCTTTTCCTCTTTTTTAATCTCACGCATTGCCTTGTCAATTCCAGGAACCGTGAAATCCTTACGCTTGTCATCAAGAAGCAGTTTCCACTTCTGATCAAGGTCATTCCAATACTTTGCTCCGAATTGGGGGTTGTGGATTATCTCAAAATCCATCGACCATGCAATAGCGTGTTTAGCCGGAACGAGGTTCAGATACTCGTTTACGTCTTCGGGATTGTCTTTAAGGCGGTACTCTTTGTAGAATCCAAAGAACATCGTGCCTGCACCCCTGCTGTTGAGGAAGCTCCTAAACTTGGTAGTAGTCTTTTTATCCATAATACCTTTAATTAAATAAAAATGAGGTGAAAGGAATCCGTTGTATATTGTGGAACTCTACAACTTCATCCAATCCCCTCAATGTCTTTATTACTATTATCCGTGAGTTCCACCAAACGGACTATTTTCGATTCTGGGTGCAAATATAAGCATAATAATCGAGAATTATCTATTTTGATAGAAAACTTTAATAACTCTTAAAAGGGATAATGTAACTATCTGAGGTCTATTTACTTTGTAAATAGGCTCTATATCAGTGTGTTAAAGATTAGTTAAAGGCATTAGAGAAATATCTATTATGTGGAATTAATTGCTTATATTTGCAGCGCAATTTGAACGAGAGGTTGCAAGAAACAAGGCTTTTCTGGAGGGTTCACCTCCTTTCCACATAAGCAAAAGATCACCCTGCGAAGCTCGTTCCTTCGTGGGGTTCTTTTTTTGAGTTATGAAGATAAGACGAAGATTAGTTTACGACACTATGGGCGACAAAACCTTGCAAAAGGCTGTCGCTCTACTGCTGTTGCTGAAAAATCGTCTCGGAAAAACCTCTGTTATCAATAATGCCTCACAAAACCAGATTGCAAGGGTAGCGGGTGTTTCGCCATCCACAATATCCAGATACCTACCATTGTGGCAGGAATTGGGATTTGTTGTGTGGCAGGGCAAACGCTCGGATATGTTAGTAGTCAAGAGGCTATCATCAAAAACGGATCACCGTAACTACGATGTGCAGCGTCTTGACTACTCTTCTTTTAAGAGTCTGTACCATTCATTTAGGGATTTCCTTTTTCTGATTGTTCAGTCGCGCAAAGACTACATTAAGCGAATGATTCGGATTGCAACCAACCCAAATTGGAATGAGAATTTCAAGGCTGCAAGAAAAACCTGCAAGCGTTACGCCAAAATGTATCGAGGTGACGAAACTGAAACCTATCACGAATTCGGACTTTCTTATAAGTGTATAGCACAGAAACTTGGTTTTTGTGCCAAAACCGCACAAAATATCGTTAGTGACACTATTAAACGTAGATGGTGTAGGAAATTCACACACTACTCATGGACTATTTTAAGGGGTGTGATGGGTATGTTCGTCAATGGCTTCACCTTTACTACGCGAAATTATGGTTTCGTTGTCGAAGCCAACACCTACGAAATGAGTCACTACTGGCACTTGGTACTTATTGATGGTAAAAAGTGAACGGCTAAAAAAAACAAGAAAATATGCAGATAAAAGACCTAACACCAAAGGAAATAATGGCAGTGAAGGAAAAAGCGACTGCCAGTGTTGGCATCAACAACCGTGCCTATTATGGCTCTGGATTCAATTTTGCCATCAAATTCGCAAAAATCGTCGAAAAATGCAAATGCAGGTGTCATAACTGCAAAAAACCGATTATTTTTCCTTGGGATATTGACAACACCGTCGATATGGAAAATCTCAAAGAATTCGGCATCGCCGTTTACGGTGGTGATGTCTGTGGAGAAATGGATTTCTGCAAGGAATGTTGGTCGAAACTCACTGATACCGACAAAAAACGTCTGCTAAAGGAAATAACCCCTAAATATTAGATTATGACAAAAATAGAAACCATCAGAAACGAGGTGTCAGATATACTCAAAGCCAATTTCCCCGAATTTGAGTATAAAGGCCATGGTGCAAATATCGGTGTCTGGGAAACCGAAGACTTCCAAAGTCTGACAAAGCCGTTCGGTGATAGTTTTTGGAGTGGCAGATTCCGTATCTGGGTATTTGTTCCAAATCAGCAGGGTCAGCAGATCAAGATTGAGGTGTTTCTTATCTCCGTGTATGAGTGGGAAACCGCCTTTGAGGGATATATAAAGGATTTCAATGACCTTCCAGAAATGTTAAGCTACCAGTTTGGACTTCCTAAAAAAGACGAAAAATAAGGCTATGAATACAAGAGAATTACGCATAGGCAACTACGTTAGCGTAGGAGGCAAAATCGTTAAGGTCAACGGCATTACCCAAAACAAAATAGGCTATTGCCCTGAACCCGGGTATGAGAGGTATGCCAGGAGCCGTGAGGTAGAGCCAGTACAGATTACGCATGACATTCTTTCAGATGCCTGCAACAACCACAATAACGTGCATAAGTTTGAGTTTCGCGTATTCTATGATGGCTCTGCTATCATTACTTTCACAGATAATAATCAGGTATATTGCTGCCGTAGACTCCATTGGTTACAGAACCTATATTTTATGATGTGGGGTGAGGAATTGGTTGTAAAGCAACCACAATAAGCTCGTCGCCCATGCAGGTGAAGGAGTAACGGAATCGTAGAAATGCGATTCTTGCTGAGCTTCTACTTCGTAGGAGTTTATCGAGGTTTCGGTTACTGAGCCAGTCAATCAGTGATCACGCTCATGTATAGGTACATTGAGTATCGGAGCGCGAATAACCGTGTCCTATCCGCGCTCTGCGAAAAGAGGGAACTGGAGCAATCCAATTCCCTCTACCTTATTATATGTTATAGCGCGTCATCAAGTTCGTCGAGGCAGTTGTCAACGTGGACTTGTTGGAGTTTGGCATATAGTTCGGTCTGGCGTACCGATGAATGCCCCATAGTAACCTGCAACACCTTCAGCGGTACTTGATGCCCCAATGCTATCGTAGAAGCCCAAGTGACTCTCCCGCAATGACTGGATAGTGACTTTGGTATCTCCGCGAGTTGGCATATCGTCTTCAACGACCTATTATATATGTGCTCGTCGATACGCGGCACTTTCATGCCATTGCGTTCCAGAACCGCCAACGCAGGTTTCAGCAGCGTAATCAAAAATGTCTCTCCAGTCTTCGTGCGCTTTGATGTGTAGCGGATTTTTCCGTTGTCTCTGTTGCAGAGAGCGAGGTCGAACTGCATGGCATCGCAGTAACTCATGCCCGTATATGACTGGAAGATAAACAAATCCCTTGCCATTACCAATGCCTTATCCAGTAGCTTTACGGCGCAGAACCTATCAAGTTCGTCGGCTGTGAGGAAATCGTGCTTGATGCTCATGTCGCGCTTGTAATGGAACTCGTCATAGGGGTTTGCGGCTACATATCCGAATTTCACCGCGTCATTTATAATGGCTTTGAGGCGTTTGTGGAGGTTTTCGGTGAAGTCTGCCTTTACGGCCTTGGAGTGAGCGACTTCATCCCATAGGATAACATTCTGCAACGTCACATCAGAGAATTTCTTTATCTTTCCCCATTCCACCAAGGCATTATACACTGTCATGTAGCCTTTTCTGGTTCCTGGGGATATGGGCTTATTCATCAGCCTCTCATAGAAGAAATCAATGAAACTGCCATTCCGTGCCTGCTCATTCTTATTGAGCCTATCCTTCAAACCTTCAATGCTGAAACTGATTCCTGCCTTAACGCAGTCATGCGCATAGTCCAGTACGTTGGTCTTGATCTGGAGAATGATATTGTTCAGCGATATTGAGTTTTGATGCCGGATAACAAGGCTGTCGCGCTCGTTCCATTGGTTAGGCGTTATCTTTATGCCAGTAGGGAGGTAGAGCCTCTGCCTGTCATAGTACACTTCAATGCTTATCGGAGCGAGGATATTGTTATCCCGCTTCAACTTACCGCCCTTTGACCTGCTAATTACGGTTTTGTTCTGGCGGTCATAAATGGCGCGAACATTCGGTGATTTTGTCTTTGCGCCAAAACATCTTTTTTTCTCAGAGTCCATAATTCCTATTTTTTAAGTTTCATTTTGTGATACCAAACCCGTTTTTGTGATACCGTCTTATTCAATTTGTGATACCGAATCAGATTTTGGTAGCACAAAACTGATAAAAACTGATATTTACTGATAACTTTTGATTCACGGGCGAAGACCGCTTCTACGCCCAAAACACTTGTGAAACCGTTATAAATAGGAACTTTTCTTTTAAAATGGGGAGGATTGGCTACCTCCCCTGAGTGATCCGCTTGGGATCACATTTTGCCACTATTTATTAGGGTTTAACTATGTTTGGGTGCAAATTGAGTGCAAAATCAGAAAGTACGCACAGCTCCTAATACTTTAAATACCTTGAACACTTCTTCAATTCTAAAGTCCTGATAGTCGCCGTAGCGAGGTTCTTTGTTCTCTGGAACTAAGCGGATGCAATTCTCATTCTCTGAGCGCACAACCCACTTTATAGTTCTGAGACCACCAGTTGTAATGATGCCGTAGATTTCACCATACACGATGTCCTCAACGCCTCTTTCCAAAGGCTGCAAGCAGATTTTGTCGCCGCTGTTGATTCTCGGTGACATGGAATCGCCGGTAATGTTACACCAGAGATTACCTTTCTTATTATACGGCTGCAAGTTGATGTAGTATGTAGGCGTTGTTGTCTGGTCATTCCACATTTCATCGAAGCCGCCCAAGAAATCCACGTCGTAGTATGGCACTCCCCGGTTTGGGTCTTTGGCTATTGCAATGGCTTCCACGTCTTCCTCAGAGAAAAACATTTCGCCTATGCCATCCTCTACCCACTGCCAGTTAATCGTAGGGTCATTAAGATTCTCAGCCATAGACTTTAATAGTTTGTGGCTGACATTCCGCATTTCCATCGGCTTTTTCTCGCCCTTGACTCTGGTGTTGAAATAACCGTTGGAAACACCACACGCCTTTTCAAAGTCCTTGGTTGTCATTCTGGGATGACGATCCAAGTACACCTCCTTTAACTGGAGTAAACGCATCAATGAAGATTCCCTCGGAACTTCATCTGCTTTTCCCTTAATTTGTACTAATTGCGAACCCATAACTTGTTGAATTTAAATTAATTAATATTGGAACTGTTACATTATATTGCTACATTATCAATCTAAATTTCCGTTTCAGAATGATAAAAGCAATTAAAAAAATTACATTTTTATTATCAATCTCTATCAAATTAGAGAAAAATCTATTATCTTTGCAACCGAATTCCAAACCAGTCGGAAAATCAGTAGAGAAAATCCTGCCATTTCACAATGTTAGAGATTTCTGCTGCAAAAGTACGAAAAAAAATTGGAATATCAATGAAATTATTGAGAAAATAATAGAGAATGATAGCCTTTGAGTGCATTTTTAACATTTGCAAACGGAATAGGTATCAATATTAAAATAAAAAGAATACGATTATGGAGAAACCAATGAACGGTCATCAGACCTGCGAATATCTGGGAGTGAGTTATCCAACTCTGCTTCGCTATATCAAGCAAGGTCTTCCGTGTTCAAAGCCAGCGGGTCGGCTGTTCTTTTTCCAGAGCAAAATCGACGAATGGCTTCAGAGACAATAGCATTTACGCTATATCTGGCAACGGTGGTTTGCCATGCAGGGGTAGCCTGCAAGACATGAGGTACGTGTTACCCGTTTCGGAATACTCAGACAGAACGTGTTTCTGCTGCTGATCCCAACTAAGGGAATGAGAAGAAGGACTTACTCAGGTGTTCCACTGACGTAGCCCATACGTCTGGCGAAAACTGACGGCATAGCCTAAGAAGTGAATAGCCTAAATGGGTTGGAGAGGTAAGTTGCTCTTCTAAAGCGGAGGTCACAGAGGGCTGAGGCATAAAAACGTAATGAAAGGCTAATATGGTTTGAAAGAACTTATTGCCTGTTCTTTGGAATAGGCATACTCTATATAAGCCTGCGCCTCATTAAGTTGTGGCGCGGGTTCTATGCGGACTTAGTTCAGTTGGTAGAACATCGGTCTCCAAAACCGAATGTCGGGGGTTCGATTCCTTCAGTTCGCGCCAACCACATAAGGATTTTTGTGAACATAGGCAATTCTACTCCACCTGCCTGAGAAGGTCGGTGGCTTTCTATGATTTTTCTTTTCATGCCATATATATAAATTATGGCTGTCATAATGGTGTGTAGTTCGGTATGTCCGAATATAAGCGATGGCTTCAGTACCTTTTTTCATACGAATCGAAAATATTGCATTATAAACCACCTAATAACTTGGGGGTGGCTGAAATGTAGAATGCCGGAGCGAAAGAACGTGGTAGCGCACGATCACTGCACATTCATAGGCTTATGGTGTAATGGTAGCACAACAGGTTTTGGTTCTGTTAGTTGGGGTTCGAGTCCTCATAGGCTTACATAATTCTTCTGACTTTCCATAAGCGAAGATGTCGGCGGCTACTCAGTATGTCCGCTATCAGTTTGCCACAGCAGCGTATGTACGGTCTTTGTTGTTTATAGGCTTTCCCTATTGGAATTTGCCCGGTTCCCCCGATTTGGGAAGGTTACGAGGACAGAGGTCGCTCCTTTCTTACGAGGCTACGAGACATTAGGGGTATCGGCATACCCTTGCAGTGGTGGTCGCCGACGCACACAGTGTATTAGACGTTGACACTAAAAAGAATAAACGTCAGAGCCAGTATGAGAGGACTGGCACATCGCGGAATGGCGCAGTTGGTAGCGCGTTAGGCTCATATCCTAAAGGTCGCAGGTTCGAGTCCGGCTTCCGCAACTATTATTCTGGAGAGTTGGCTGAGTGGTCGAAAGCACCTCACTGCTAACGAGGCATACGGAAACGTATCGGAGGTTCAAATCCTTCACTCTCCGCAAGCACGTTGTTATGTTTCGCTACCGTAGAACGTGACAGAGCCTTGCAACGGAGATAGACGTGCAATCGGTGAAAGCCGAGGTGCTTGTTATCCTACTCGACTTTCGAGACGTTGTTGAGGCTTTTCCTTTGAAACTCTTTTTTGACGGCTTGGAATAAATTGTTGTTATGCGCCCCATCGCAATACGGCGGTGGGGCGGTTGGTTGATTCAGAATGAAACCTCAGATAAGAACGAGGAAAGTCCATCCAGACTGCCCTCTTACAAAAGAAGAGATTTGTGCCGTCAAAGCAGAACTATACTACGTTTGCTCTACCAATCACACTATGAATCCTCCGCATCCGTCATGGATGGCGGGTCTGAATGATTGGAAGTGTCAGCAAATGCAGCATCCAGACGCTTATAAAGAGTGGTTGGAAAAAGAATTGAAAAACTTGCAGGAAACCTGAGAACGTCCGTTTCTCCGTCCACGTCTCAAAGGTACTTGGCCGCCCGCTATTTCGGTAGCGGGTTTTTCTGAATGTTGTGAGTCATAATGATATAAGATTTGTTTTAGTAGATTAGTTTTTAAGTAGTTTGTTTACCTCCTTGCCCGCGATGGGTAGGGAGGTTTTTATTTTTAAGATTATGGGATATAAGGATCAGTTAAAGGAATGGCTTGACAAGCATCCGAATGCAACGGCAGAAGAAGCTATTGAGGCTGGCTACTGGATTTGCTGTGACAACTGGTGCAAACAACGAAAATAATTATTTCAGATATGGAAAAGACTTATATTGGTATTGACCCGGGAGAAATCGGTTTTATAACTGCTATCTTTCCTAATGGAGAGAAAGAGTTTTATAGCATTGACGAGAATGATGATTTAGACCTTGGACGCATCTTTAAGAGTATCAAGGAACGGTCATGGGAAGTTGTAGCCTGTATGGAAGATGTTCATGCAATTTTCGGTGCAAGTGCAGGTTCTACATTCAACTTTGGCGAGATCAAGGGTATTCTCAAAGGCTTGTTGGTAGCACATGAGATTCCTTATCACCTTGTTACACCTAAAGACTGGCAGAAAGAGATTTGGGTACATCAGGACGAAATCATTGTTACGAAAACAAGAAAGCATACCGACAAAGAAACTGGTGATGTTGGAGTTAAGAGTTACAAAGCTGTTGACCCGAAACCAACATCAATCAATGCAGCTCGCAGACTTTTTCCGAATATAGATTTGAGAAAGAACGAACGGTGCAAGAAGATTGACGATAATAAAGTTGACTCATTGCTTATTGCAGAGTATGCAAGAAGGAAGAATCTGTAATCCATATACTGATATTCATTCGTAAATAACTTGTTGAATAGTTATAATTTGGAACTGCGTTCTGCTTGGTTGTGAAATTAGGCAGAACATTTTTATTTTTTCTTCTATGATAGACGTACTGGAAATAATCAGAGAAATAACGGATAAGAAACGAGAGGATAAGATTGAGCCAACCAATGCGACGTGGAGCGAGGTTTCCAAGGCCGTTGAGGAAAAGACGAAGCAGGAAATCAACCAACTAATCACCGACAAAAAGCTGATATTCCACAAAACGCTCAATTCCTTTAGTTTTGGCATTGCAGAAAACGACCAACAAAATCAAAATAATAATGGAGAATAATTTTGTAGCAGAGCCTATCATTATAGGACTCGACAACGAAACCTATCATCGTGGAGAGGGCTACGATCAGTATCTTTCATCCACTCAGATCAAAGATTTCCTCGTATCTCCTAAATACGCAAAGTATAAAAAGGAGCATCCAGAGGAATTTGTCATCAGCGATGATGCTCTTGAATTCGGCTCTATGTATCACGCATACATGGAAAGCCTCTTGAATTTTGGAAACGACTCTGAGTTTGCGAAACAATACCATTTGTTTGAAGCTCCAGTCAACGAGAAAACTGGAAAACCCTATGGCAGAGATACACAGAAGTATATTTCTGCTTTAGAAGCCGCGAAATCTGAGCACCCTGATTGGGAGTTTGTTTCAGAAGAGCGCGTTGGTCTCGTAAAGACTATGGTAACTGAGCTGCTTGAAAATTGCGGAGAAACCTCAAAGCAAGTCAAGACCATCTTGAAGCAGGGTCAGTCAGAGGTCAGCCATTTCGTAGAATATGAGGGATGCAAATTCAAGTTCCGTCCAGACGTTGAAACCAAGCGCAAAATCGTGGACTGGAAAACCGTGTCTCTGGAAAACCTTCACCCAGGAGCCATTGCCAAAACCATCACGAAGTTCGGCTATGGCATTTCCGCAGCATTCTACCAGTTCTTTGAACATGAGCAAAGCGGGGTGTGGAAAGATTTCTATTGGGTCTTCCAACAAAAGACACCTCCTTATGATGCTGTCATGGTAAGTGCCGAACAATGGGCTTACTCCTACAACAAGGAATATGACATGGTTAGCATGGGGCCGAGTGCCTTGATATTCAAGAAACTGCTTGACCAATATATTGAGTGCAAGCGGACTGGAGAATATCGCGGTGCTGAAATCTTCATTGAGCCGGGATTCAGAGGTCATCGCATTATGAGCGTTGATGCTCCCAACTTCAATACGGAATTTAGGTTTTACAATAAAAACGAATAACAGTTATGGCAGAAACAAAGAAAAATGAAGCCCAGCAGCAGGACGCATTTGCAGGGCAGGGTCAAGGTGGCGATGGTCAGCAACAAGTAGCCAACGACGGCCAAGGGCAGGCACAAGCTCAGCCCGCTAATGATGGTGGTGCAGGTACGCAAGGTAAAGCCGCTGCTGCCGCACCTACCAGTGGTGAGGAAGGATTGGTAAAGATTTCGCAGGGTCTTCCACCTCAACTGAAGCCTTTGCAGAATTGCTTTACCGCACCATACAAGACTTTCCTCCAGAACGGAAAGAGCATACAAGACTTGCAGCGCGAGTGTAACTTCGCAGCACAAGCCATGTTAGCCAATCCCTATCTTATTACGTGCGCTCAGAAGTTCCCAGATGACTTCGTGAACGCATTGAAGAATGTAGTATTGACTGGAATGACGTTGAACCCAACGCTCAAACTGGCTTACCTCGTTCCTTATAAGGGTAAGGTTCAGATGCAGTCATCGTATATGGGTAAGAAGAGTTTCGCCATCAATACGGGTCTGGTGCTCGACATTGAGGCTTATCTTGTTTACAAAGGCGATACCTTTGAGATTGAGCAAGGTACAAACGCTCACATTATCCACAAGCCTAATCCTTGGGGTAAGCACGATCAGAAGGATATTCTTGGTGGCTACTACATTATCAAGTACCCCAACGGCACTACTCAGTTCGATACCATGTCATTCGACGAGATTGATGGCATACGCAAACGCAGCCCATCAGTAGGAAAAGACAAGCAATCGCCTTGGGACACGGATTTCACGGAAATGTGCAAGAAGACACTGATCAATCGTGCCTATAAGCAGATTCCGAAGCTCGAAATGTCTGAGAAAGCCCGTGCAGCGTTGGAAATCCTCAACCGTGTTGACAATATGGCTGCTGCTGATTCCAACTATGGTATCAAGAAAAAGAATGACGGTTTCGATGAAGCCGAAGAGGTTGAATAATTATGGAACTATCTGGTAAAGTTATAGCTGTACTCCCTGCGAAAAGCGGAGTGTCTGCGAGGACTGGCAATGACTGGATGACGCAGCAATACGTTATCGAGATTCCCGGTCAGTACCCTAAGAAGATGGTCTTCGAGGTGTTTGGTGAAGACCGCATCAAGCAGTTCAATATCTTGCTCAATGCGGAAATCACCGTTCAGTTCGATATAGACGCAAGCGAATACAACGGCAAATGGTACAATTCTATCAGGGCATATAACGTTGTTCATGGTCAGCACACTCAGCAAAGTGCCGCACCTGCCCATGCCGCCGCACCTGCGCCTCATAACCCACCTCAACAAGCGGCAGCACCCGCACCTGCC